CACCGAATCGAGTATCTGCTGACTCCCACATTTCAGCATTATCTTGTTTCAAGGATACCTTAAATGTACCACCGTTTTCGTAAATTAAATCAACATCAGACTTAGCGTAGTCTGATGTCACTCTACCCATTTCGACAGCCTTTGAAACCTGATTGATCGTGATCTTAACATTATTTTTTCCGACCAAACAAACATCTAATGAACCGCCTGTATCTTTTATTGCTTTGTTGATGCTGTTAATGAAAACATTTTCGTTTTTTAGTCCAGCAGATCCAGAGCCTTGCCTCTTAGCTGGTTTTCCTGCAATTTTAAACTGGTCAACCTGAACATATCCTACAGAGCTGAAACTTGTATTATCGTTTTTAATTCTAGCATCGGGCAATATATCTTGAAGAGTATTAAGAAAATTTATGCGTGCCGCAGTCGATCCATCAGCCAACAAAACTTTGAATTGGTTTCCCGAAACTTTGACCTTTCCAAACGATTTGAGCTGTTCCTGTAAAGCAGGTTTGCTGAATGCCATCTACCATCTCCTCCTCCACCTATTTATAATTGAGAGGAGTACTTCTGATAGATATGCTGCTCTAGTGCGCTGGCTTCTTCTTCCCATGGCACGTCTTCACAATCTTTTGGGTATCGTTTGCCAGCGTATCGGCTATCGCCATTCCGATATTCATAGAGTTGGTCTTTAGCATACTGCCTGAGGTGAACTACTTCATGCGCTAATGTTTCGAGTAGAGTGGGCAGCTCCAGCATATCATCAATTCTAATTTCAAAATATCTTGGTCTGATAGATCGCATACAATCTGCTGCGAAACAATCTCCATAAACTGCCTCGTTCTGAACCAATCCGTCGACTAATGTTATTTCTAGCTCGATATTTGGAGCAACCCTATCACCCACCTGATCATAGATCATCCAAACTGCAGCTTTCAGAACTGATTTTCTGAGTTTAGAGGTGCCGCCTAGAACGACTATCGCTGGTATCTGAGTAACTGTCGAGGAACTGTTGTTTATTATTTTTACGTCGTAGTTTCTTTTCTTTTTTCTTCGACTTCTTTTTGCTATTGTCATGACTATCATCATCCCAATAATTTTTGGCGCGACGCCAAGTTTTGCCCATGGTTAATTTAACCCCTCCAGGTGTTTGCTTGCATCAACGTATGTTTGATAATGACCCATAACCCATCCATCGTTATGTTGTGAACATGCTTCTATTTTACATGTTGTGATAAATCGTTTTCGTTCGTCTTCTTCCATTTCTAAAAGATCTTTCAGTGCTTCTGCTACATTCATGCTTTTAACCTACTAAAATCCTTTCTGCCAGCTACTTTTGTCATCCACTTCATATTGTCATCTTCGTTTGATCTTTGACCGAATGTTGTTGTTTCCATCAATGGTTTATCTTGCGCTGCCGTTTGCGCTGATTCTTCTAGATCATACATCTTCATCTTAGCACGATCAACGCCAACCACGAATCGTCTATTTATAGTTGGGTCGTTATATCGGTTCTTTAACTGCTTGATCATAATTTGGTTGAGATCCTGCAACTGATCCGATGATACAAGGGCAATCATGAAGTCGGCAGTCGCTGGTAGACCAAACGACTCAGATGTATCCTCGAGACCAGGATCTGAGTTGCTATAACCTGTACGAGTTGTTTGAGTTGCTGAAACGATCGGTAGATTTTTTTCTACAGATAAGCCACGCAGTTCTTCAGCAATCGCTTTGACATATGTGTAACTGTTGACATTCGCACCTGCTTTAATCCTAGCCGACAAGCAAATATTCAGATAGTCAATATAGATGATATCGGGGACGAATGATCGTTTGAGTTTAAGCTCATTGAGCAAATGCCTTAGATGACCAACGTGAGCTGAAGCAGTCGGAAACTCTTTAATGATAAGTTTGCCAGCTGTTTTGTTACGAACACGTTCAACTTTTTTCTCATAACTATCTCTGGGAAGCTGTGCCAGTTCATCAACAGCGACATTGAGAAGGTTGGCATCGATTCTTTCTGCGATCTTTTCTTCAGCCATCTCCATAGTGATATACAACACATTCCTACCGAGAACAAGATTAGATGCAGCCATATGGCACATCGCCAGCGTTTTACCGACACCTGTGCCAGCGAGAATAATGTTGAGAGACTTACGAGGCAAGCCACCGCGAGTTATCTCATTCAACATTTCGAGGTCAAAGGGGATGCGCTCTTCTACTCTATGATAGAAATCGAAACGATCTTCATAATCTTCCAAAAAGTCATGACCGATATGGCTGTCAAATGAAACAGCCAGAGCAGAGGTCAATATTTCAGGAATGCTTCCCTTAGTTCTATCTTTGTCTTTACCATCAATGATACCGATACTGTCCATGATAGCATTGTAGATTGCACGATCCTGACAGAATCTTTCAGTTTCATCAATGAGCCACTGGTCATCAACAGGTTCAGGCTCATCCAAAGATTTTATGATTTCGACGCACCCAGAGTATTGATCCTCTGATAAATTTTTTATTTGCTCGAGATCAATTTCGAGTGCCTCGCGAGAGGGGATATCATTATATTTTTGTACAAATTCATTTATTCGATGATAGACCAACCGTTCACTTGAATCTGAAAAATATTCATCACGCAGGAACGGAAGTGCCTTCCTTGCAAAATATTCCTTATGAACTAGGTGTCGAAGTATTGTTTGTTCTATTCTCATTATCCGTCACAATGCTGTAAAGTACATGGGCAACCACTTCTTGGAACTTTTGATCTTTTTCTAGTGTATCATCTCCTTCATCAATAGTAAACTGAAATTTCACACCTACTTCTTCAGTTTCCGTATCAAATGCGCCAACTTCGCCAAAATGAAATCTGACACCATCAAACGGTTCTTCAAGTATTTCGATGATAGCCAGCCCGTTCGCATCGTCGTCAAGAATCCTGTAGTTCACCTTCTTCGGTATAGTCGACTTCATCGATACCCACCTTTCCATATTTAAATTCTGTTTCAGCTGCTAACTCTAATTGATGCATAACATCCTCGGTAAAATACTTTTCGGGATTAGACATAATTTGCTTACCAAACATCTTTGTCCCATCAGGAAGCTCAAAACGAGTGCTGACCTTCTTGAAGATTTGATATTTTTCAGCAAGTTCGAGCAAACCATAATAGCGGTCCAACCCTTTGTCATACGAAAGACGAACATCAACCATTTTGTTTTCTTTCGTGAACCGACTTTTGTTCATAC